AGACTTCACTGGACTGATTTACCGGAACTCGATTTGATTGTTTATAGATTCGAAATGATTTCTTTATCATCAATTCATCTTCATCTTTACCAATTTTAACTATTAGAACTTCAGAGCCATCAAATACTAATTGTTCAGATAAACCTATAGCATCACGTATTAATATATTACCACTCATTGTTTGATTCAGCATCGAATCAAACATATTCAATTCTTCAAATTTATCTTTGATATCAATATAACCAGATTTGGTTACCAACATCAATTCGGTAATTCTGTATTGTGTTGTTTCTTGTATGTTTAATTCTGACATTATGCAATAACGTTTCTGAATTCTTGTTCAATTGTTTTTACAAATTCTGGACGAAGAATGTCTATCGTTCTTTTTTCTTCATTTGCTTCCAGTTCATATTCATAGTAAGACATAGAAGATTTTGTTGTTGTTATCGTAACGTTTGTGGAATCATAAAGAGTATACACAACTGTTGATGTTGTGTTTGTATTTGCAAATGTTGCAGCATCAATAATAATAGTTTCAGTTGTTTCATCACCCGATGGTAAAGTTCGTTTCTCATTTATATAATATGAATGTGTGTGAGATTTTGACCAAGACAATCCTGTTCCCGTGTTTGCGGTATTTGCGTATGTGACACCACGATATTTAATATCAATATATTTTGTTAAGTCATTATAACGCAAAGGCCAATCAAACTGTGGATTCTTAATGTTATTTACCGAAAGAATGATCCAATGTTTCTCTGGTGAACCATACAATTTATCTGCAATTATTTCTGGAGTCTCACCGTCAGAAATATCGTATTTGTAATACATCACCAATTTATCTTTAGATGTTGTATTGAACGAAAAACGAGACATTATATTCGTAACAATATCTAAAGATGAGTTGTCGTCCGACAAATAATATGCCGTTTGAGGAAAGTAATTAAAATATTTTGCCATGTTAAAAATTTATCCATTGGTCTGATTGATTTTCAGAATCAGCAATACTAGAACCAACTCTGCGTGATTGTAAATCGTACTTAGTAATAATTTGAGTTTCTTTAAACACTAGACCCATTCTAATACCTACAGGCATACCAGTTGAACCCCATTTTGGAACATTTTTATCTTCAAGAACTTCATATGCCGCAAAACCATTTGGCGCATAATCAACATCAACTGTTTGTAAAACGCAAGTTGAAATTGATGGTATGTTTTCATTTTCTGTTCCATTGTAATAAAATTTAATATCAAATTCGGAAGGTGGCACTAAGAAATAACCACCCAATCCACCAGCTGAATTATTACCTAATACTTCTGGTGCTTGGTGAAATCTAATTCGTTGAATGATGTTTTGCACTTCTTTTGCTTCAACACTACTTCTTGGATAAAACATAAAATCAAAACGAAAGCTTCTAAATTCGGGAGCAGAATATATAACTTCCATCATAGGATTAACAGTTGTTCCAGTAAACCCAGCAAATACCGCACGACCTGCTGGGCCAGTTGCGTTAGCCAATGCATTCAAAACAAACGGCGTTGCATTCTTAAGTGCATAGTTAGCTTTATCAACACCACTCATATCACCATTGATTATGTTTTGTAAACCAGAAAAACCAGCACCAAGAGTTGCAGCTAAACCACCACCAAGTTCTAGTCCAGCATAATTCTGAGACTGTGTGAATGCCAATGTATCAGGCATATACAAAGCAATCGTATCAGTTGTACGTTTGGTTGTTCTAACTCCAGTTTTAGCATATGTTGAAGAATTTTCAGCAACATACTCTTGTACACCAGAGAAACTTTTATTAAATGTGTCCATAGTTGATTGCAATAATCTTTGCAATTCTGGACTGCCAGCCGACAAATTAAATTTTTTCTGTATGTTAGAAGAAACAACCGTAAGGTCTAATTGTGAAGCAGCAGTAATAGCACCTTGCGTTACTGAAACAAAATCGGATGCACCACCACTAAAACGATTTAAACCAAGTCTATTTTTTACAGCCGTAGTTTCATCATCGGTTGTTGATCCTGGAAATTGAGTGCGTTTTTGTTCATTGATGTGGAAGACCATATAATGACCTTTATCCACTTCGCCCAAATCCAATGGATAACGCAAAGTGTTAATCTTATATTTGTCTCCAACTATTCTATTGTTAGTTGTCGCACTTCTATCGGATTTAAATCGTATGTCTGTAAGCGTGAATAGTGCCATATATACCCTAAGTTATTACTCATTATTTATACCAAATGACCAGACAAACCTACAAAGGTGTATTCAAACCTAAGAACCCGCAGAAATATAAAGGTGATCCAACGAACATAATTTATCGTTCAAGTTGGGAAAAGATGGTAATGAAATATCTTGATGATAATCCGGGTGTAATTTGGTGGGGTTCTGAGGAGTTGCCCATTCCCTACAGAAGTCCAATTGACCAAAAAATGCATCGTTACTTTCCAGATTTCATCGTCAAGGTCAGGCGGAAAGACGGTCTGGTGATGACGTATTTGTGGGAGGTTAAGCCATACTCACAAACGAAAATGCCAGTGCAAAAACGCAAGACTCAAAGGTTTATCCAAGAAGCGGCAACATATGCGGTAAACCAAGAGAAGTGGCGGGCAGCTGATATCTTTTGCCGAGAACATGGTTGGCAATTTCAAATCATAACTGAAAAAGAACTAGGCATCTAGTATAAATACGGCATGGCTTATTTAATAGATAGAATTAATGCATCCCTGCAAAAAGAGGGATTAACACCACGCACTCGAAAGTCACGTGATTGGCTTCGTTCGAAAGTTTCGGATTTAAAACCATCGAAACAATCGTTAATGAATGACATGACCAGATTGAGAGAGGGCACAATTATTGGAAAAATGTACTTTTACTTTTATGATCCGAAAACGAAGGATTCGTTGCCATATTACGACAGGTTCCCATTGGTTTTACCAATAGAACGTTACCAAGACGGTTTTCTAGGGCTGAATCTACACTACATTCACCCAAAGCAACGCATCATTCTTTTAGATAAACTAAGTGATTACGCCAATAATAACAAGTATGACGCATCGACAAGGTTACGATTAACGTATCAAACTTTGAAAGCTGCATCTAAATTGTTCGAGGCACAACCTTGCATTAAGAGATATCTGTTTAACCATGTTCAGTCAAGATTCCTGGAAATTTCAGCAGGTGAATGGGACATTGCTGCGTTATTGCCAATGGAAAGTTTTGTTGGAGCTTCTACAAACAAAGTATATTCCGACTCAAGAAAGAAATTCTAATGTCATTCGCCCCAAATTTATTCTTGTCTAATATTAAGGCAAAGGATGGTCTTGCTAGACCAAATCGTTTTCAGGTAATTTTACCAATACCAGAGTATATCGGCAAATTTATTGAAGTTGGCCTACTCGAAAAGATTATAAATCTACCAAATACAATTGCAACTGATGTGACGGAGATATTGTCTTCATCATTTGGTGGTCAATCACCAACAGGATATTCCAAGTCTTCAAATCCTGCAATCACACGTTATCTGTCAATGCAATGTGAAGCAGCTGAGTTACCATCAAAAACATTAGGCACAACAGACGTTAAAATTTATGGTCCAGTATATAAAGTTCCATATCAAACACAATATACGGAAACTACACTTTCTTTTTTGTGTACTAATGATTTTTATGAAAGAAAGTTGTTTGACCGTTGGTTGGAAGCTATTATGCCAACCGACACAAACAATTTAAGATTTGCAAAAGATCAGGAGTCTCGATACTTAACAAATATTAAAATTATTCAGTACGATGATTTTATCAAACAAATTTATGCGGTAGAATTGATTGATGCTTTTCCAGTATCAATTGCCGCACAACCACTATCTTGGTCTGACGATAATTTCCACAGACTAAGTGTTCAATTTGCTTATCAAAAATATAGAACAATTTATGAAGGCAGTTATGATTTGAAAGAGGCAGCTGCATCCATATTTGGATCATGGGCAGCGTCCACGATTTTTGGAAATAGAATTTAATTTAAAATGGAGATAGAATGTTACCTAAGATTGATACACCGTTATATGAACTAGAACTACCACTTCTTAAAAGGAAAGTACAGTTCAGACCATTCTTGGTCAAAGAAGAAAAGATATTGTTGATGGCCATGGAATCAGAAGATGAAAATTCTGTTGTCTTGGGCATCAAACAGATTATGCAAAATTGCATAATGACAGATATTGATATTGAAGATTTACCTATCTTAGATTTTGAATACCTGTTTTTAAATTTAAGAGCACGTTCCGTTGGTGAGATTATTGATTTGCAGTATAAATGTAACAATGATATTAAAGGTTCAGAAGAAGATATAACTCACAAGTGTGGCAACTTAATAAGCTTGTCATTCAATGCATTGGAAGTTAAACCTGAAATTAATGAACTAAACGGTAAAATTCAATTAACTCCAAAATTAGGTGTGGTTCTAAAATATCCGACATTTAAAGCAATCGAAAATGTATCAATTACCGAAAATAAAAACCCCGTTGATTTTGTTTCGGAAACAATTATTTCATCAATTGATTACATTTATGATGAAGAAAATATGTATTATGCAAAAGATACACCAAAAGAAGAATTAATAGACTTTATTGACAGTCTAACTAAAGACCAATTTGCTATGATACAAAAATTCTTTGAAGACATTCCAAAGTTATCAAAAAAAATTGATTTTAAATGTAATAAGTGTGGTTATGAGGAAAACATTGAGATTCAAGGAATCCAAAGTTTTTTCGTCTAATATTTCGTTATGACAGTTTATCTAATCATTTCCAAACCAATTTTGCCCTTATGCAACATCACAAATATTCTCTAAGTGAATTAAATGACATGATGCCTTGGGAAAGAAATGTTTATATAACTATGCTGCTTCAGTTTATTGAGGAAGAAAACGAGAAGCTAAAACAACAACAACTAGCAAGAAAAAGTAGAAAATAAATGGCAACAAAATTTTCACAATTATACAAACAAGAATTGAAGAGTCAAGGAATACTAAGCTCTTTAGGTTCTGCTGCATTGAAGAAAACCAAAGAGAGAATGGACATTAGAAATACTTTATTTGGTGGTAGTGGTGTCGTTTCATTGACTGGCCAAAAAATATTTGGTAAAGGTTATTCTGGCAGTGCATTGTCATCTTCTCCAACAAATACAAGTTCGGTTGCCGATTCACAAGGCATAAGTGAGTTGTTGGCATCCAATGATAGACAAGAATCTTTGTTGAGAGTCATTGGTAAAAATACTTTTAATATGAATATGATGGCAAGAGATGCAAACATTACTCGCCAAAATATTGTGACACTGACTAAAAAAATGACTGGTCGTGCATCAAGGTCTCAAGATGCTTTGTGGTATGGTGCTGGCGCCAGAAATAAATCACTGAATTCTTATACCGATAAAAAAGGAAGTGCATCGGATCAAAGCAAATCACCGACAAGTAATTCAGAATCATCTTCATTAATTGGAAGTATAGCCAGTGGAATATTAGGTGTTGGTGGATCAATGTTGAGTGGTATTGCAGGTATTGCTGGTACTATTGGATCTGGAGTGTTAGGTGCTGTTGGTGCAATTGCTAGAATATCACCGATACTCGGTATCATCGGTTTATCAGCAACAGCTTACGTGATTAAAAAATTGTCAGAACAGGTAGATTTTTCTGGTATAGCGGATAGTTTAGCTAAAACATTAGGTATTGATTTAAAATCCGATAAATCAATACTGGAACAATTTGCGGATAAGTTGGACACAATGTTCAACACAAAAGCTTTCACTGGGACCTTAACTTGGGTCAGAACAGCTTTTACTCCAATTGTTGATACTGTTGGTAAACATATTGCAACTGTTGCTGATGTGGCCATGGTTTACAGCAAAGCCGCATTTGTAACTTTAGCTGAAAGTTTTAGTAATCTAGGAAAAGTTTTTGGATTTTTATTCAATGAATTTTTTCAATCCAATAAAGGCAAAATTTTCATGGCAATAACAGCCGGATTTGTAGCAGCTTATGCTAAAACTCCGGCAACTGCTGTAGCTGCTTTAGCTGCGATTGCCGGTGCAGGAGTTTTGGGTGCTGCTACAGGTGAATTTTCCCGTGAAGAAATGAAACAGAAAATTGAAGAAAAAGAGAAAGAATTGTCAGGAATGCAAGGCGGTCGTGCCTTTGCTGAAGAACAACAAAAAAGAGGTGGATTGTTTTTAGATAATACAAATGTTAAGTTGTTGAAAGATATACAAGAACTCGAATCTAGTTTAAAAAATAAAACAGAAGAATATAATAAATTAACTGGAAGTGTTGTCACTGAAGGTAATTTCTCAAAATATTTGGAAAAATTTAAAGATGAATTACCTGGTGGGAAATATGGCGGTGGATATAAATCATCAACACCATCAAATCCAAATGCACCGATTAGAATAAGTAGTGATTATGGCATGAGACCACACCCAATATCGGGACGTTCATCTTTCCATGAAGGTGTTGATATTGCAATGCCTGAAGGTACCGATATATACGCAGCTGAAAAGGGAACAGTAAAAAGATCCGGCACCGCAACTGGTTACGGCAATATGATTGAGATTGACCATGGAAATGGTAAAACTACAAGATATGCACACCTAAAATCAATGAATGTTGCTGTTGGTGATATGGTCGAAAAAGGACAAAAGATTGCTTTATCTGGTAACAGTGGAGATTCTACAGGACCACACTTACATTTCGAGGAACGTGAAAATGGCCAAGCAACAAGACCATCACAACAAATGTTATTGTCGTCTATCAAAGGTCAATTGTTAAATGATGGATCAATATCTCTTGCTGCTGCTAATAGACCAGATACTTCACCATCAACAGTAAATGTGGTAAATCAACAGGCAGCTGCAGCACCACAACAATCAAAGCCACAAAATGCGGCGGCATCAGCACACAATTTTGATCCTTGGATGGAAATTTGGAGTGCAAGCATTTTAAATCCTGCCAGAATGGGAATGTAAAAACCCCGCACTTGGCGGGGTCTAAACGTTCAGTAAAGAAGGTTTTATTCTTCAGCGAGAGACTTGAAGTATTCCAAGTCATCATCTCCAGCAAGGTCAGCAGGTGTTAAACGTGGTGCAAACTTAGCTGCAGGTGGTGAGAGATCGATAGATTCAGCAGTAGTTGAAGGTGCAACACCTTCAAAGCCTAATACTTTATCCAAACGAGTCTTCAATTGGGCGTAAGGTTTGAACAACTTTGGTTCAGTAAATTCCTTGAGGGAATATTCTTTCTTCCAAATTGTTTCCAACTCGGCATCATCTTCAGACAAGGCAGACTTGCTAGCAAATTCTGATTTGTCATAATTACGATAACCTTCAACATTACGAATCTTCAACTTGAAGTTAGCACCTTCCCATAGATCAAATGGGTTGATAGGTGTTTCATCAGCGAATTCAGGATTCATCGCTTCATTAATCTTGTCGAAAATCTTCTTACCGAATTTGAACAAGCGAACCTGTCCTTCGTTTGACGGATTACTTGGATCAGAAACGATCAAAATATTTGTCATGTAAGTTAGTTTACGTTTTTGCTTACGTGCGATATCTTTGTTGGCTTCGATACCAGAATTCCAAAGTGTGTTATTGTGTTCGCACACAGGACACTTATCATTCAAAGTAGTCAAACAGTTATCAATGAACCAACCGCCAGGTCCTTGAAATCCGTGTGTGAATACTCGAACCCATGGTAAAGCATCATCACCATCAACAGCGGGAGATGGCAAGAAACGAATTACTGCCATGCCGTTGCCAGCTTTATCAACTTCTGGTTGCCAGAATCGGGTGTCATCTTTAGAACCAGCTTCTGCAGGAGTGCCGGTTGCTTCAATCGCTTTTGACAACTTGTCGAAATTGTCACGATTGCGTTTAAGATTTGCAAATGAACTCATATATATTTCCTTGTATAATTTGTATTGCGTTGTATAGTTTTTTTGTCCACATTATCATAATATAGACTTATATAGGTGACCTGTCCAGAAGTTTATCCAACATCATTAAAGTATTACCTATATCTTTGTGATGTATACCGATACCACCCGCACCAATGAAGGCTTGGATAATATCATGTGTATCATCAATCAATATCGATTCTGGTGTGGCATATTCGGTTTTCACCTTACGTCCAGAAACAATATTTGCTTTAAATGGAATGCCTTTATCAGACAGCCATTCAATTTTTTGCAGAGCAACTTCTCGGTGGTATTTTTGACCACCAGAAGATGAAAGAATTTCTACCTCGACTTCATTTTCATGTTGATATTGTGTAATGTACGTCAACAAGTCTCGACCACCAGGCCACCAGTCCAATGTTTTAAATTGTTCTGTTTGCACAAAATGATCCCAATTCACGTTAAAGTCTTTCCGGTCCCGCATAGAACCAGGTAACTCATCATATAGTTCAAGGTACCGGCGTTCAAAGTTACAGAGAACACCGTCCATATCGAGGTAGATTTTCTTTATCATATCATCTTCTTTAGAATAAGTTTATATTTTAACACATCCTGTGGCAGAAATGTGGCATACTTGAGCAATCTTAACCGAAATTCTGGCCACCGAATAGTATCGGCAATTCTAGCATTCCAGTTAGGTTCAAAGCCAAGTATTTTATTAAGTATGCACAAAGTTTCAATTTGTGTTACCTTCTGCATGGTCTTGCGTAATATTACAGGATAATCACCGTCATTCACTTTGAACAAATCGTTTGGATTGTCGCAACCATCAAATAGCAGGTGGCAATCATTTTCGAAAAAGTACGATAGTGATTGTAACACCTTTTGGTGAGTCTTGTAATTGATATCTGCTTCTTCAGTTAACAAATCACCAGCCCAAGTATTAGGTTTCTCAACCAAGTTGGACACGAAAAATAATTCCATGTCTTCCTTGTTTGTGTACTTCCTTGACAACTTGTGAAAGTGGTATTTGTCACGCCTATTCTCAAATGCATCAACTGAGATGTTACTTTTACCATTATATTTAAAGTAATCGTAAGATTCTCGGTTGAAGTGCAGTTTTAAAGAATTGAATAACGCAAATGTTTCATAACCAGTCATATGGGTAAACGAGATTTCTTCACTTTCAGCATATTCAAATCGGAAGCCAACAACTCAATTTTCGACTTTAGATTCGAATTAATTAATGTTGCGGCGACTTCCGTTTCGAGACCCGTTTCGGCACAATACTCAACTATAGCTTCAAGATGATTGATGTTTCTTTCGGAGACGAACCTATCAATCTCCACAGAAAACTTCTTCATTTCTTCTTTAGTTGGCATTATTTCACAATCGTTTCATACAACTGCTCAAATTGTTCATGCGTGGCAACTTCTTCATCATAGTTTTGTTTATGATAAACTTTGACCAAACGTTGAACGACTTGTTTAGGTAATTTCAAATCATCTGAAACTTTTTTCACTGCTTCTTTAATGAAATCTTTTTCTCCGTCCATTCGTGTCATAGAATTTGAACACTCTTGTACAGCATCCAACAATTTCTTGCGGTCTGCTTCATTAGAGATTTGATTAATACTAAATTGTTTCACTGCCATAATATACTCCTAAATTATTTCTTTGTTGCTGCCATTGTGATGCAAACCGGATTAGCTCCAGTTTCATATGCACACTTAACAGACAATGGATCAACACCTTTTGTAATAGCGGCTTCGATGTTTTTGGCCATGTTATTACGGTCGTTTAAATTATACATGAATCCTCCAACGATTGTGGTACACAATACGATTGTTATAGAAACACATATAGTGATAAGGTCTTTGTTCATATTAAATAACTCCTTTTGTTCGGTCAATTTTGTCACCTTTGCTTTTGTAGAAAATATGCCTGCCAATTTTAGTCTCCTTCTGTAGTTTTGTCCAATTTGGATTAACATAATCTGCATGATAATATGTCGCACCATTTGTAACATCCTCCATACGATCAAAATTAATGTACAGGTTAGTTGCTAACTCTCTAATGTCATTATACAACTTTGTACTCTTGATTGTCAACCGTTTTGAGGTAAATAAGGAATCACAATACCAAGAAAATTGGCAAGTGTTACCGGTCTTTTGAGTTACTACATCGCAAATATTACTAGCATAGTTGCCGGTCTGTACACGATTTATAGTGACAAACGCAACAGCCATTTGGCCAGTAACGGGTTCATGTGCCGACTCAAAATAGATATTCTCAGCCAGACATGTCACGTGTTTTTGTGCCTCTTTTGATAGAGACTGATAGCTTGCCTTGATTGGCATAATGTTGTGTATATCAACATTGATTGAAGCTACCATTAAAATAATACTTGATAAAAATGCGCTTAGAAGCACAATCCTACTTTGCATTTGGTTCCTTTCTGTGTGTGAGATAGGCCGAAGCCTATCTTTCCCTTACGACTTCTTAGTAACCTTAGCAGGTTCAGAAATGTTAGAAACGAAACCATTTAAAGCTTGCGCCTTATTAATGATTTCTTGTTCTGATGGGAATAGTGAATATTCTGGTTGTGTTGGTAACTGTTGTCCTTGAGTGCGAGCATTCTCGGAAGCTACCTGCCAGTTATTATGTGCAACTTCCCGTTTAGACATATACTCTTGTTCGAGCATGTCTTTAGAAAGTTTTAGAAGTTCGAGACGGATCTCGAATGGTGTCATGTTACTCATATTTTTCTCCTTGTGTGATGAGTGTAGTGTAGTTGGTTATTCTGTTACGAGGAAACCAACTGAAACCCTAGTAAATGCGAACTTGAAAGTTTACTTTTACTAAATACATTATACATCTTGGAGGATAATAATGCAATTCTTTTTATATATATGGCACGATAAATGCCGAAAGATGTTCTATGTTGGTATGCATGAAGGACAAATAACTGATGGTTATGTTTCTTCATCACGCTGGTTTAACGGAGAACATCAATATAGACCTAACGATTTCAAACGTAAAATTATCAAAGTCTTTAATGATAGGAAGTCTGCCAGAAAAGAAGAGGCTAGATTTCTTCGTATGATTAAAGAATCTGAGTTTGGTAAAAAATACTACAATCTTAAAAACGGAAGACCTTCTGGCACACCACCTTGGAATAAAGGTAAGAAAAACATATATTCACAAGAAACATTACAAAAAATGTCAGTTGCTAAAATAGGTAAACCATCCAACAATCAATACACCAAAGCAAGTTGATTCTGTTGCTAAGTTCAACTTGCAAAACTCCGATGGTGCTTACGCAGCCATCAAGAAACGTTCATCGTTTGCATTTATTTTGTTTTGCTTCTACGACCGAGTTACCTCAATCCTACGGGTTCTGCTTTCCCGAGTAGCCAATTTTTGTACTTGTTGCCTTGTCGAAACTAGTCAAGCCCATCATAAGAATTTTGGTTTAGATTATCTGGATGTCCGTGATCCCTTAGTCATCTTCATTATCGCACGGCGCAGACCTAAATTCTTATGGTGGACTTGGGGGGATTCGCACCCCCGTCCAAGACACTTTTCAAAAAATCAGTTTACTACCATTCATTCTGTTGTTGGTACTACATTTTCTACAACTTCCATGATAAGCATTTCACGGATAGGTTCTTCAATACCTAGTGTTATCAAAATATCATTTTCTGGATCAATGATAACATCATCAGCTGAAAGTTCAGTTATTTTTTCTGAAACAAACGCAATTAATTCTTGCCCCGTTAAACCATCGGGATTAGAAATGTTAGTATAATTTGTTGTTCTGTATTCCACTTTGATTGTGGAATCTTCGTTTACTTTGATAAATTGAAAATCGTTCATTTTATTTTATTATTAGAAAGTTGTTAATATAGCACCAATAATTGGCGTTTCTCCAATAATTGGTCCGGAAGCAGGCCAACTTGGATATATTGCAGATGAACTAGTGTTTACCACAAATTGTACACTCGAACCATTATACCACCAATGGTCTGCAGTTATAACGTTTGCTGCACCACTTGGTTGTGGCAATGGATTATTATAATCTCCACCACGTTCAACAATCATAACGTGCATTTTACCAGCAGCCACCGTTCTTGAATAGTTGTAACCATCGAAATTAATTTGTCCTTGTCCACCTTCAAACGCCCATTTTCCAGGAATCAAATATGAATAACTCCATGCTCCTCTGTTTCCACCACCACCAGAGAAAGTTATTGAATTACTTGATACTGAATTAACCTGTCCAACAAAAGTTTGTGTTTTAACAGTTATACCAAATCCATTACCAACAGGTGTAGGTTGTGCGCCATCACCAACATAGGTGAATGGACCAAAATCATGTAATAAAGTACCAGAATTTGTAGAAGGTGTTATTGTTGGATAATTACCAATTCCACCAGATGCAATACTAACCATAGTGTAGAACATACTACTCAATGGTAAACCACCATTTGAATATGACCATGAGTTAATAGCAGAAGTTGTATATCTAAAATTGGGATGGTTTCTATTATAATTATCACCAGGATAATAACTTAGTTGACCTGTACCTTCACCATATCTAACTAAATTGGAACGATTGTTCCAGAAATAGTTAGCCAAAGCAACAGCACTAGGTTCTGCCGAGGCACCATAAAAATTACTAATTGATATCGCACCGCTTGAAGGAATAGCAACAGCTGAACCGCTTGGATAACCTACAGTACCAGGATTTACTCGGCCGTTGCCAGCATAATATTCATCTAAACCAATTGGGTTATTACCACCAAATTCAGCTTGAATTTCACTCAAAGATAATGAACCTTGATTGAATAATTTAATAGTCATTTTGTTATATTTTTAAATGTGATGTACTATTTAGTCAAATCAATCCCATAGGGCTTGGTAATACTTTCCAAATAATCTAAAACCATTTTTGTTTCGTTCTTCGTGTGCTCTGTATGCATCCCAATCGCATTTTCGATCACCTAACTCTACCATTCGTTTACACTTTTGTCCATTATATTCATTATCGGAGTCTTGCCATTCAATTTTACTTGTACCAGTCCAATACTTCTCAGACCAATCCTCATTATTCTTGCATTCGAATGCTTGAATCATTTCCTCAAGTACCCAATCCCAACGTTTAAAATGATTGTCATCAATGTCATAATCGTTTTCTTTTGGTGGTGCTTCAGTGCTGCGTAGACCAAGTCCTTCCGGCACATCTTCATCATCAACACAAGGAGCACCATGTTTCGTTTTATGTAACTGTTTCAGCATTGGCAAAATAATCAAAGCAAGAGTGTGATCCATTGACCATGTATCGTACTTATCAATACGAATTTTCACTTTGCGTT